ATACGATAACTCATACGGTGCAACATACTGGCCATGGGTAGAATTAAGATCACCAGAAACTGGAAAATTAGTATACGTTCCTGCATCAGCAATTGTTCCTGCAGTATACGAGTACAATGATAAAGTATCTGCTGAGTGGTTTGCACCTGCAGGTATTAACAGAGGTGGTTTACCAACAGTATTACAACCAGAAAGAAGATTAACAGTAGGCCAAAGAAACTTATTGTATTCTGGTAAAGTAAATCCAATCGCAACATTCCCAGGAGTAGGTACAGTAGTATACGGTCAAAAGACATTACAAGCTAGAGCGTCTGCTTTAGACAGAGTAAATGTACGTAGATTATTGATTGCTTTGAAAAGATACATTGGCAACATTGCAGAAACGTTAGTATTCGAACAGAACACCGCCGTAACACGTAACAAATTCCTAAGCCAGGTAAATCCTTACTTAGAGTTTGTACAGCAAAAACAAGGCTTATATGCCTTTAGAGTGGTAATGGATGATACCAACAATACTCCTGATGTAATCGATAGAAACATCTTGGTAGGTGCGGTATACTTACAACCAACTAGAACTGCTGAGTTTATTCAATTAGACTTCAACGTATTACCAACTGGTGCTACTTTCGCACAATAAATTAAAAGATTAGAATGAATAATAATACGAAAGTAAGGATCTACGGATCGAAAGCATTATTCGAATCAATCGCAAAAGAAATCTTAGCTGAAGCAGGGGGAAAGTCCCCTGCTCAGAAGATGACTGATAAGATGATGGGTAAGAAGAAGGCAGTGAAGATGGAGGAACAAGCACCACAAGTACCAAGTTCAACTTCAACAACGTCTTTAGATGATATGAATAAAAGTTTTCATGGAACAGCAGCTATCAAAGGGCTAAGAGAAGAAGAACCCAATGACTCTGAAATACCAGCTACCTTGTACGACGAAGTAACTGCTCTAATATTTAAAAAGTACCCTAAGGTAACACCAACCCAGCTAGCATCTATATTTAAAGGTCTAGCAAGAGAGGTAGCAGAAAAAGAAGAGTCGGAGGACTAATAAAAAACATAACAAGAGTACTATTTATTAAAAAAGAATTACTATGCCAGTATTGGATCCAAATGAGATAATGTTTACGGCCTTTGAACCTACAGTCCAGAACCGTTTCATAATGTATATAGATGGTATTCCATCATTCATGATTAAGGCTGCTTCTGCACCTAACGTGAACTTAAATGAAATCAAGATTGACCACATGAATGTTTACCGTAAGATTAAAGGTAAAGCAGAGTGGCAAGATATGACTTTAAGTTTATATAATCCAATCTCTCCATCAGGCCAGCAGGTTTGTATGGAATGGATTCGTTTATCGCATGAGTCTGTAACAGGACGTGATGGTTACTCCGATTTCTACAAAAAAGACTTGAACCTATCAATATTAGGTCCAGTAGGTGATGTAGTAAGTGAGTGGATCATTAAAGGTGCTTTTGTTAAGCAAGCTAACTTCGGAGCATATGATTGGTCTAACCAAGATGCAATAACAATTGAATTGACAATAGGAATGGATTATTGTATCCTAAACTACTAATCGAGAAATATATTTTAAGAGCCTTCATAGAAATATGGAGGTTTTTTTATACCTAAAACTCAATTCGTATATATTTATAAGAAAGTTTATAAAATTAAGATTATGGCAGAAAAATTTACGTTTCCAACGGAAACCATTACGTTAGCATCAAAAGGAAAGCTATACGACCTCGAAAGCCCACTCTCTTCAGGCACAATTGAAATGAAGTACATGACAGCTAGAGAAGAGGATATCTTAACGAATCCGAATCTACTTAGACAAGGGATAGCTGTTGAGAAAGTACTACAGTCGGTCATTAAATCTCCAATCAACTATGAAGATCTATTATTAGGTGATCGTAACGGATTGTTAATAGCTGCACGAATACTTGCTTATGGAGCGACTTACACTTTTGAGTATGTGGATAATGAGACAGAATCAAAAGAGCAAATCACGATTGATCTACAGGACTTGAAAGATAAGGAAATAGATGATAAGGACTTTCAAAATAAAAACGAATTCACTTTCGAATTACCTCACTCAAAGAATACTGTTACTTTCAAATTACTTACAGTAGGTGAAGAAAAGAAAATTGATCAAGAGATCAAAGGTTTAAAGAAAGCCAGCATACATGCAGGTGAATTAACTACAAAGTTAAAGTATCAAATCACTTCAGTAAATAACGATTACGAATCTAAAACAATAAGAGATTTTGTAGATAACTATTTACTTGCAAAAGACTCCAGTGCACTAAGAGCAAAGATTAATAGTGTAACTCCAGACATAGACTTAACAGTCGATTTCACACTCTCAAGCGGAAAGGAGGTTAGAACCGATTTGCCACTAACGGCAGACTTTTTTTTTCCCAGGAACTGAGTATAGACCAATATACAAACGAGAAGTCTTCGAGCTCACGTATCACGGGGGAGGGGGCTTCTCGTGGTCTGAAGTAATGGACATGCCTATATCAGAGAGACGTTTAAATATTAAGTTTATCAATGAGCATCTAGACGTAGTACGTGCAGCAAAGGAACAGTCTCAAACTGTTACAGATAACAAGCCATTAATTCAAAAACCAGGAATACAAAACAGGGACGGAAATATGCCTCCTCAGCCAACCTATACATCTAAGGCAAAATCCAAAAAATAGCTATTTATTTACATAACAAGTTAAAATAGTATGCCACCAAACCCAACACCACCAGCCGGAGGAGCTTCAACACCTACTGTAGATCCAGCAGACGTTGCTGCCATAGATGCACAGCAGTTAGGGTGGAAAAATATTTTAAATTTAAGAACTCAAATAAACGCTGCTTCAAAAGAGCAGAAATCAATTCAGAGTGAGTTAAATAAACTACAAGGACAAGAGGCAACGAACTCTGTCAATATGAAGCGCAATGCTAACGATCTTGCAAATCTTGAGAGAAATTTAGCTGCAGCAAAACTAAGAGGTAACACCACGTTAATAAGAAATACTGAACGGTTAATAGCACTTCGTAAAGCAAACGAAGCAAATCTGGCAAGAACTGCAGGAGGTGCATTAAGGCTTCAAGAAATGACGGCTGCAAAACAAAAAGCATCGCTGGAAGCAGAAAGAAATCTAATAAAAGGAATAAACAAAGAAAGAGGATTAGGTGCAAAGATTGAAGATGCTTTTAGAAGCAAAGAAAGCGTTCAGCGACGTATAGACACAGCTCGCGCAAAAGCTGGTGGTGGAGTAAACACAGGAGGTGGTGGTGCAGGTGGAGGTGGAAACGGAGGTGGTCAAGGTGGGGGTAATGGAAAAGGAGGTAAAGCAGCAGCGGGTGGACTATTAGCACTACTCGGATTAGGAGGACTTGCTCTAGCAATATCAGCAATAGGAGCTAAGCTAAAAGGCATAATGAATGTCGGTAAAGCTATGGGTGGCGTAATGAAATCAGGGCTTACAGCACCACTAAGCCAAGCAGCAGGACTCATGGGCAGTGGTGGTGGTATGGGCATTGGTGGTGGTGCAGTATCAGGTGAAGGAGCGACAAGTATTTTAGGGGGTATGAGTAGCATGCTCAAAACAATTCCATTAATTGGAGGTATGTTAGGAGGTGTTGTCGATGCTTTTAAAGGTATTTTAGATGCTGTTTTAGGTATAGATGCAGCAAATACTAGGATAGCCAGAAGCCTAAACATGTCGAAGAATGAAGCTATAGGCTACTCAAAGGCTATGGGTGACGCTGCTAATGCAAGTGGTAATGAAGTAATCAACAAAGCAAGGTTACTTGAATCTACTGATGAGTTAGCAAATAAACTAGGTGTAGTTAATAAATTAAGTCTTGATACGCTCAAAAATAATGTATTACTCAAAGATGTAGCTGGACTAGACCTAGAAACTAGAGAAAAAATAGCAAATATAAGCATTGCGACAGGTAAGAGTGCGACAGGTATTACAAAGAGTATAATTGGTCAGGTAGGAATGATGCGAATGCAAACCGGCATTGCTTTCAGATTTCAAAATATATTAGCTGAAGCAGCTAAATTTTCAGGATATTTAGGTTTAAGTTTTACTCAAAACTCTGCAAAACTTGCAAAAACCTTGATGCAAACAAAGGCAATGGGCTTTAGTCTGCAACAATTAAACGATACAGCAGGTAGTTTTCTAGATTTTGAAAGCAGCATATCAAAAGAGTTTGAAGCGCAGGCAATCACTGGAAAGAATATGAATTTAGATAAAGCTAGAGAAGCTGCTTTAAATAATGATCTAGCTACAGTTGGAAAGGAAATACTTAAAAATGTTGGTAGTGCAGAAAAGTTTGTAAAGAGTACTCGAATAGAGCAAGATGCTATCGCAGAAGCAGTTGGAATGAATAGAGATAGTCTAGCTGAGGTATTAAGGGATCAGCAATTGTATTCAGCGTTAGGTGCTCGGGATTTAAAAGAAGCAAAAGAAAAATTTGAACTACTCAAGAAATCTGGAAAAACACAGGAGCAGATAACTGCAATGCTAGGAGCACAGGGATACGAGTATATAACCCAAACCTCCATGGCAGATAAGTTAGCAGGTATAATGGATAAGATCAAGCAAGCATTTGTTGACTTTATCAGCACCTCTAAAATATTTGATTTTATAACAAATCCAGAAAAAGTTAGTGAGTTTATTAGAAAAGCGACTGGCACATTAGCAGGCGCTATCGATACAATAGGACAGATTGTAGGATCATTGCTAGACGGTATTGGTAGTATAG